AGTCGAGCAACTGGGTAAGCATCTGGATGCCGGCCGGATCAATCAGGAACAGTACAACACTGCCCTGAGCAAGATCGACAAGGACTACGACAAGCTCAACAAAACCACTACTGGTTTCGACAAGCTGCGACTCGGCACGCGCCAGGCGCAGGAAAACGTCGTACAGTTGGGTAATGCGCTTTCCTCGGGTGATTGGGGGAGTGGTGTCCGTGCGGTCACCCAGCTTGGAGCCGGCGCTGAAATATCTGCTGCCAGATTGCTGACCATGCTTGGTCCGCTGGCTTTAGCGGCTGTCGCCGTTGGGGTGCTCGCGTACTCTTACTACAAAGGCAGCGAGGAGCAGGACAGCTATAACAAATCGCTGATCCTGACGGGTAACTACGCCGGAGTCAGCGCTGGTCAACTTGGCGACATGGCGCGGCAGGTCAGCGCTACCGTTGGCACGACTGGGCAAGCAGCAGAGGTTTTAGCGCTGCTGGCGGGTAACGGCAAGATCGCCGGCGAAAGCTTCACCGGAATCACCCAAGCTGCCGTGTCGATGCAGGAAGCCACCGGCAAGGCTGTAAGTGAGACCGTTGCCGAGTTCGCCAAGCTCGCCGACGATCCGGTCAAAGCGTCTGCCGCGCTCAATGAGCAGTACCACTACTTGACCGCTTCGGTTTACTCGCAAATCACTGCGCTGGAAAAGCAGGGCGACCATGCGGCCGCTGTGAAGCTGGCCACCGAATCGTTCGCCGATGCTATCAACGAGCGTACGCCGCGAATTCTCGAGAACCTGAGTTTCTGGGAGAAGGGCTACAACGCGGTGGCTCGTGCTGCTGATGGACTGAAGAACATTGGGCGTAGCGATATCGGCGCCGATATCGAGCAAGCTCGTCGTGATTTGGCGGGCGCTCAAGCTGGCGATATCGGCCTGTTCCAAAACAAGCAGGAGATGATCGAGCTCTACCAGAATCGACTCAACATGCTAGAGGACCAGAAAGCCGCGGAAGCCGACATCGCCAAATACGACGGTGATCGTTCAAAGGCCGAACTGGCGTCTCAGCAGGCCATGGTAAAGATTGATGCGCTGACCAAATCTGCATTGACCAATGAGCAAAAACGCAACGAAGCGATCAAGGAGTACAAGCGGCAGCTCGAAGACATCCGCAAGGTAGCGCCGAACGATCCGCGCCTGAATCAGGCCGCCATCGACAAGAACCTTGCGAACATCAACGACCAGTTCAAGGATTCGAAGGCAGCCGGTTCGCAGGTCGATCTGACCAGCTTCAACAGTGCCAAAAACAATCTGGCTGCAATCAGCGAGGAATACAAAAACGCCCAGAAGGAACTGGATGCGGCGCAGAAGGCTGGACTCGTTTCTCAAGCCGACTACGCCCTGAAACGTGAAGCGCTGATCGGTAACGAACGCGACGAAGTGACCGCGGCCTACGAAGCGGAAATCGCCGCGCTGGAAGTCGCGAAGGCGAAGAAGACCACCTCTGCCGCGCAAAGCATCCAGCTAGACCAGAAGATCGCCGACGCGCGCGCGGGCATGGTCAAAGCGCAGAAGGACGCGGACAGCCAACTCGATGTTTTGGCCACAAACGAAACTGGCCGCCTCGCTCGACAAGAGCGCGCGATAACGACCTACGTTCAGGCCTTGGCTCAGCAGCAGCGAGCTCTGGAACTGGCAGGGCAGCGCGCAGTTCTTGGCGTCGGGCAGGGTGATCGCCAGAACGCGCTCAACAGTGAACTGAACAGCCAGCAGGATCGGTTTGCTCAGCAGTCGCTGGAACTGGCAAACCAGAAATCCGATCCGTCGCGGAACATGTCGGAGGAGGAGTTCGCCCGGAAGTCGCAGGCTCTCGCCGATGCGAACAAAGCTGCCACCGACCAAATCCGCCAGAACTACGCGGACGTTGAGGCTGCACAGGGTGACTGGACGAAAGGCGCAACATCGGCCTGGGCCAACTACTTGGATTCGGCGAGCAACATTGCCGGCCAGACGAAAACCTTGTTCGGCAATGCCTTTAGCTCGATGGAAGACGCGATAGTCAATTTCGCCATGACCGGAAAGCTGTCGTTTGCTGACTTCACCAAGTCGATTCTCGCGGACATGGCGCGGATCGCTACCCGTCAGGCCAGCTCGGCGTTGCTGAGCAGTCTCGTCGGCGCTGCCACCAGCTACTTCACTGGCGGTGGTGGCGGTAATGGGCTGGCGGCTGGATCAGCGGGTGCGACGTCTTCGAATCTCGGCGCGTCCTCGGCAGGTTACTCCAGCACCTACTTCCCGCAGGCGCTCGGTGGTGCCTGGTCGTCGGGCGTGCAAATGTTCGCCAACGGCGGTGCCTTCACCAACAGCATCGTCAGCGCGCCGACCGCGTTCGGCATGGCCGGCGGCCGGGCGGGCGTCATGGGTGAGGCGGGGCCGGAGGCGATCATGCCGCTGACCCGGACTTCCAGCGGCAAGCTGGGTGTTATCGCTGCCGGCGGAGGCTCGGGCACTGCGATCAGCATCAATGCACCGGTCACGGTAGTGACCGAGGATCGCAGCTCCGAAGGCATGCAGATCGATCAGCAAGCCCTGTCGAGAAACCTACAGTCGCAGATGCAGGCGGTGGCCGAAAGAGCCGTCGCCGACTCTTGGCGCGCGGGCGGTACCAGCTTCCGAAATGCAAATGGGAGGGCCTGATGGCCATCGAGAAATTCACGTGGCCAACCGAACGCGGGGAAACACCCGATATCAATTATCGGGTGCGCACCTCGAAGTTCGGCAACGGCTACGCACAGAACATCGGCGACGGCCCGAACAACAAAGAGGACTCGTATCCCATCACCTACGCCGGTCAGAAGGCCAAGGTGCTGGAGATCATGGCGTTCCTCGACCGGCACGCCGGGGCTAAGGCGTTTCTCTGGACGACCCCGCTCGGCGAACTCGGGCTGTTCACTTGCAAAAATCCCGCTCCTACACCAATGGGTGGCGGCGTTTTTAAACTCACCGCCACATTCGAGCGGGCATTCCAACCATAAGGGGCAATCATGCCGCTGATCAGTGACATCCAGGTGCTTGAACCTGGCAGCGAAGTGCTGCTCTTTGAATTGGACGGCACGGACTATGGCGCGGACGTTCTGCGCTTCCACGGGCACGCGATCCCGCACACTGCGGCCGAGTTGATCGCCGCCGGCGAGAATGCCGACCAACTGCCGGCGAAGGCTATCTACTGGCAGGGCAACGAGTACAGCGCCTGGCCGATGCAGATCGACGGCATCGAGGCGAACGGCGACGGCACGGCGGTACGACCGACGCTGTCGGTGGGCAACGTCAACGGACGCATCACCGCACTCTGTCTGGCCTTCGAAGATCTGCTCGAGTTCAAACTGACGATGCGCCACACGCTCGGCACCTACCTCGATGCTGCCAACTTCCCGGTCGGCAACCCAACGGCCGACCCAACCCAAGAGACGATCGAGGTCTGGTACATCGACCAGAAAACGAACGAGGACGGGGAGAACGTAAGTTGGGAATTGGCCAGCCCGGGCGACGTAGGTAACGAATCGATCGGCCGGCAGGCCACAACCCTTTGCCACTGGTGTCTCACTGGCGGCTATCGCGGGCCGAACTGCGGTTACATCGGGCCGTACGTCACAAAGGATGGCGTGATCACCGACAACCCAGAACTGGACGAATGCGATGCCACGCTCGGCAAAGGCTGCATCCCGCGCTTCGGCGAAGGGAACCCGCTGCCGTTTGGTGGCTTCCCTGCTGTTTCCTTGATCGCACGGAGCTGACATGCGAAAGCACATCTTGAACGCGATCCAGGCGCACGCGGCGGCCGAGTACCCGAAAGAGTGCTGCGGGTTGCTGCTGGCGATCGGGCGCAAGCAACAATACTTCCCCTGCATCAATGTCTCGACCGAGCCGAACGAAGAGTTCCGAATCGATCCTGAGCAGTACGCAGCGGCCGAAGACATCGGCGAAGTAATCGGCGTAGTTCATTCACATCCGGACGCCACCAGCCGACCTTCACCGCGCGACCTTGCCATGTGCGAAGCGACTGCGATGCCCTGGCACATCCTGAGCTGGCCGGAAGGCGATCTGCGGACCATCGTTCCCACCGGTGAAGTGCCGCTGCTGAAACGGCCTTTTGTACACGGCGCTTGGGACTGCTGGCAGGTCTGCGCCGATTGGTACAAGCGCGAGTGGGGGCTTGAGTTCGACGCTTTCAAGCGCGCCGATGGCTGGTGGGAGAGCAAGGACAACACCAGCCTGTACGAGGCGAACTACGAGGCCGCCGGCTTCTACGGCGTCGACCAGCCACAGCGCGGCGACATGATCGTTATGGAAGTGGGGCGTACGGTTTACCCGAACCACGCCGGGATATTCCTCGGCGCTGACCCGGCGTTGCCGGGCGAGGATGCCGCGACGTTCGGCCCCGGCCCGTTTCTCCTGCATCACCTGTACGGTAGGCCCAGCGAAATCATCATTTGGGGCGGTCCGTGGCTCGACAGAACACGCCTGATTCTCAGGCACAAGAACGTAACACCAACCACATGACATGGCGGAGCCGCAGGAGAAAATATTGAACGGGAAAATTGACCCCAAAAAAATGGACGCAGACAGCGTCTTGCGGGCTGTCTGCGAGGTCGTTAACGAAGGCCGGCGACCAACCACCGCAAAGCGAGCGTGTTCTCGTCTTGCTCTTCTGGCGGCCGATCTCCGCTCGGCAGTTTCGAGATGGTTCGCAGCGCATCGCCCATGACGGCCTCAGTGTTTACGGCATCACTTGCTCTGAGAGCCTTACCGATCACAACGAGCGCAGAAAGCACGCCGAGCTTGAAAGGATCCTGAATTGCTTGATTGTCTGCTTCTGACACATTGACCTCCAGGTCATAAACGCGCCGAGATTGGCGCAATCCCAGTCCTTGGGCTTGCAGGCAAAGGACTGGGGGAATCCGTGCGTGAGGGCAAGAGGCTACTATTGGAGATCGGCGGGGCGTTACTGGGGATTCGTACAGGCGAGAAAAAGCCCGGCTGGGCCGGGCTAATCATGGAGTGCGAAATTCTGCGGATCAAGAATTTCAAGCAGCATCTGGTCATGCTCTGCGCGTGATGCTCTGTAGAACATGCACCTATCCAGCAGAATTCTTTTCATGCTTTTTGCAGAAGCGAGATGCCTTGGCTCCACGGAGATCGTCGCGGTTTTGCCACTCCGGGTGTCAGTGACTTCGAGGTGGTAGCGCCCAATCAAACCGTCTTCTCGCTTGGTGTGTCCAAGGTGTTTGAAGGTGAGGGTAGGTTCTGGTACGGCAACCTCGATCTGACGACAAGTAGTCACGGCTTCTCCGCATCGGTCAAAAGTTTCGTTAAGAAAGGAAATTCAATGCAACAGACTTGATCGATTTGTTCGCGCACATGTTGATGCGTAGCGCTGTCATGTGTAGCTATCGTAAGGTAATAGTTTTGGCCTTCATGCTGAGCGAAGACAATCCATTCTCCGCTTAAAGCTTGCCGCTCTGCGAGCCTCTGCCAATTCCCGCTAACAATGTCTTCAACCAGCGCAGGCACGTGGTGTGGTTCGATGAATCGCTCTTCGCCAGCATCCTCTGCGTCCCGAATCATCTGCTTGAATAGGGGGCTTTTAAACCGGGTTAGCCCCTTCTGAATGTTCTGGGCCATGGAGGCAAGACCATCCTGCATATAGTGCTTGTGCCATAGACCTTTCAGCGGTGGGTGACGATTTTGAATAGGCGGTTTTAGCCGGCTGGGTTTACCAGCTTCAAGTTCCTCGATCTCTCTGATGATTTTTGCGGGATTCTGGTGGCCAGATAACGCTCCACCGAGTAATTGCAGGGCGAGAAGGGTGCTGTAACGGCCCGGTGCAGCTGTATTAAGGCCAATCATTCGGACGAATTTTTGGAGATCTACATCCGGGTTTTGCTCTGGCATATGGCGTCTTCCATCATAAGAATGTGACTTCGAAAAAAGTAGCATATGCCACGCTGCTGGTTTTAGAACAATCGACGTACTGCTACATTGCCCGCATTTCCACAGGAGTGACCTGCATGAAACTGATCTTAGGAGCGTTGGCGGTAGCGCTGTTGGCTGGGTGTGTTTCACCTGGTGACCTGCAGCAGAACGACCCAAGTTTCAAGGCCGTAACCGCGAAAGACCCCAAGCGTTACGCGCTCTGCGTCTACCCAAAATGGCAAGACGCCCGCAGTGACGCTTCAATGGCGGAGACCGAAAACGGATATCGCTTACTAGTCGCAAGTAACAACATGGCTGATGAGCTGTTGGATATCCAGAAAACCGCCAAGGGCAGCGCCATTACCCTATATCAGCGGATGGCATGGTCGCCGGGGTACGGCCGCGGAGAGATGAAGCAAGCCATCAACGACTGCCTCTGATACAAATTCAACGCGCCGCCTTCGGGCGGCTTTTTTATGCCTGGAGGAAACCTTGTCAGCAATCACAGACAGCCAACCAATCATGACTACTATCCTGCTCTCCGGCCCACTTATAAAGCTCTTCGGCCGAGTTCATCACCGCGAACTAGGTAGCAAATCTGTAGCTGAGGCCTTCAAAGCGATGAAGTGCACGCTGGATGGATTTGAGGCGGCAATTAAGGATCTTGATCGAAAGGGAATGCGCTTCGCAATCTTCCGCAACAAGAAAAACGTACCTCAGAAAGACTTTGGTCTAGGCGGAACACAGGAAATCCGAATTGTCCCCGTCATCGGCGGGAGCAAGCGAGCCGGTCTGGTGCAGACGATCATCGGCGCCGTATTGATTGCAGCATCGTTCATACCTGGCTTTCAGGCGTTGGCGCCTGTCGGTATCGCGCTCGCTGCCGGCGGCGTGATTCAAATGCTCAGCCCACAAGCCTCGGGCCTGAAGCAAAGCGCGTCGCCTGAAAACTCCCCGTCCTACGCCTTCGGCAGCGCCAAGAACACCACGGCAAGCGGCAACCCTGTGCCGATCTGCATCGGCAGACGACGGTGGGGAGGAATGATCATCTCAGCGTCTATCTACGCCGAAGACAAAGTGTAAGCAGTCCCGCAACACAGCGGCCGCCCTCGAGGCGGTTTTTTTATGCCTGGAGGAAAGCATGAGCGCAGCGCAACAGATCGATATCCATGGCGAGAAGGGCGGCAGCAGCAAGCCGAAGTCGCCGACTGAAGCCAGCGACAGCCTGCGCTCGACCAACTTGGCCAAGTTGCTTATCGCCGTGGGCGAGGGTGAGTTCGACGAAGTTCCGACCGATTACAACATCTATCTGGACAACACGCCGATTCGCGATGCCAGCGGCAACTACAACTTCCCGAACGTGAAGTGGGACTGGCGGCCCGGCTCGGTGGATCAAACCTATATTCCGGGCATTCCGGCGGTTGAGAGCGAAACGTCGCTTAACGTCGAGCTGCGTGGCGATTCGCCTTGGGTGCGCTCAATCTCCAACACCCAGTTGTCGGCCGTGCGCATCCGTTTCGCGTGGCCAGCCCTGCAACGAGTGGACGACGAGGGCAATGTAGGCGGCTACCGCATCGAATACGCGATCGATTTGGCAACCGACGGTGGCGCTTATCAGCAGGTTTATCCGGATGCGGTCGACGGCAAAACCACCACGCGCTACGAGCGCTCGCGCCGCATCGATCTGCCTGACGCCGCCACCGGCTGGCAGATCCGTGTTCGCCGCCTGACACCGAACCAGAACACCAACAAGATCGCAGACACCATGCTGATCGCCGGCATCACTGAAATCATCGACGCCAAGCTGCGCTATCCGAACACCGCGCTGCTCTACATCGAATTTGATGCTGAGCAGTTCACCAACATTCCTGCGGTCACGGTGGAGTGCAATGCCCGGCGCTGGATGGTGCCGAGCAACTACGACCCGATCCTGCGCACCTACACCGGGACGTGGGACGGATCAATGAAGTCGGCCTGGACCAATAACCCGGCCTGGATCACCTACGGCGTGTGCACCAACGATATGTTCGGCTTGGGCAAGCGCATCAAGCCGTTCATGGTCGATAAGTGGGAGCTTTACCGGATCGCGCAGTATTGCGATAAACTGGTGCCGAATGGATTGAATGG